ATCTTTTGTAACTGTAAGGGCGCTAGTTCGGTAAGCAACTGGGGCAAGAGTTCTATCTGCGCCAGCAACCATTCCAATACCCAGTAAGTCAGCGCCATCGTTAAGGAGCCATACTTGGTCGGATGGCTTTGGAGCGTAATCGCTCAAGTATCGAACTGAAGGCAAGGTAAAACCATCCCCTGCTATCTGGACATCCATTGTGCGATTAGCATTGACAGTTATGACGGTGCCTTGGCGCAATCTAAGTCCAGAGGGTGTTGCCTTAATCTGATTAACGAGGTAACTCAAGTCCATTAGAATCTCCTACTTCTGCCAATGGCGTTCATCGTAGAGGTAGCCGCAAGCGGGATGGAAATTGCATCCAGCATCAAAGTCGCATTGACTCCAGATGGCGAGCGCACAATCTTTACCAAGTCATAAACATCGTGGGCTGGGTTCACAATTTGGTCCCATGTAATTTTTTCGGATGCCCCGATAACCTTTTTCAACTCAGCGCGAGCCGCTTCTACAGCCTCGGCAACAGTCAGGATATTGGGAGATGATTTGAAGATGGGAACTGAACCATAGGTCGTCACATAAGTAGGGCTAGATGGGTTATTGTCAAAAGCCTCACCGATAACGCCGATAGTTAGGTTTGTTCCCTCACCTGTGTAGATAACATGGTTATAGGACTCATCGCTGGAGAGGTTGCGACCTAATTGAGTAAGGACTGAATCTTCGCCATCTGTGTACTCAACTAAAGCCTTACCCAAATCTGGGTCTGGGATTGGTCTCATGCGAGCCGTACCGTTTTCATCAAAGTACAAATCCATGCCAGCCGACTCAGCAATCTTGAGACACTCTTTCCAAGGGTCAGATGACTGGTCAAGGGATGGGTAAATAATACTTGTAACTTGCCCTGTGGCTGGAAAATCTGTTTTTACATTCGGGTAACGGTCTTTAAGAATTTTGGCGATTGCGGTCTCTTTTGGGGTTGCATCCTCAATATAAAAATTGTGGCTTGTCCATTTCGCTTTAGCGACTCGAAGGCTTCTATCGGAGCCTTGGACTGAAATCTTTACACCTTGAGGGCTATCTGAGACTTCAACCGTTGTAAGTTGGAAAACACCCAAAGGAACTAATTCTTCGGTTCCATCTTGATATTGAATCCCACGGTAAATCTTTACTTCGCGGTTATAGGGCAGAAGAACTGAGGAGCGGTTATTGGTTGGAACAAGGGTTCCATCTGAATCTACGAACTCAAGGTTACATTGCCTACGGACAGAGCGGCGATTATCAATCGTTACATCTCCGCCTATCGGGGATACCGTACTCAAGATGTTTCCGTTAGCAGTATCGTAAATCTCTACCTTGATTTTAGATATATGAGACTTTCGAACTGACGAAAGAAATGTGTCAGTTACGGGATACATTATGGAGCGCCTACCTCAAAGTAATTGACCTTGGCGTTGCGGATAAGGTTTCCGATTGGTCCAATTTCTGTCCAAGTTCTATCCACAAAGCGAACATACTTTTGGCGACCTAATGGGTCATGCACATGGAGAATTCCCTGATATGTAAGAACTGGATAGAGGTTATCCCACTCGGCTTCGCCCTGAGTGGTGAACTCATAGGAGCCATCAATTCCGTAGATGCTCGTAGCAATAACAATTGTCTTTGATGCACCAAGGGGCTTAAATTGTCCGTAAGATTCCACAATCTGTGAATTCAAAGGTTGCTGGACTCTAAGCGAACGAACAGCAATGGTTGGGCTTTCAATAGCGGTAAAAGACCAAATCCTAGGATTTGTAATCTGGATTGGCTCTGTAGATACATAGCCTGATGAAAGAATAGCCATTAGATTTCAGCCCTCGCCTTCGCACGATAAATTACGGTTGTATCAAGAGGAACTTCATAATCATCCAAGGTGGCAATTTGTGATGCTGAAGCCGTTACTGGACTATTTCGAACTGTTTCGAATGTTGTTCCAGAATCCTCGGAACGCTCAACTACAAAAGAAAATGTAGAAAATCCGCCTCTTGTCCAGACTGGAGTATCCCCCGCATGGAAAGCAATCTTGTCCACGAAATGAGTCTCGCCCGAACCAGCACTTGCAATCTTTACGATTACTTGAGCATGGGTCGCTGTTGCTGGAGCCGTACCAGAAACATTGGACTCATTCCACGCACTAGATGAATCATTCTCTGCTGTTCCGAAAACTGTCGAGATTGCGGTTCCGCTTGCATTGAGCCAGATAATTCCGACAGAGCAAGAACGCGCTGTTGAATTAGCCCTGAACTCAGCGGTAGCCGAGAACTTATTGTTAGCCGTTACAGCAAACTTAGTAGCCGTGGTAGTTGATGCCGTCATATCTCCAGCCGAACCCGAAAGAACTGCAAGGGAAGCAGTACCGCTTGAATACTGGGCTGTACTCCGCGAGATTGAGCAGTTCGTAACAGCCGCCCATCCTGTTGTATTTGTTTCAAGGGATGCTTGATTAGCAGAAAGAGCATTTGTACGACCAAAGATTGTTACTGTGACTGCTCCTGTATTTGAATCATAGAAAGCCGATACGGTTGGAGTAGCGGGAGAATCAATGGCAAGAGCAAATTGTGAAAATGCCCAAGCGCTGAAGTAATTCACACCGTTAATCAAAGAAGCAACTCGAACATAGGCTCGGTAAGTAGTGCTGTTGGCAAGGTCGCCCTCAAGAGTTTGACCGTTATTTGTGGATGTGATGATTCCAGTACCAATAATCGGAGTGGATGTATCTGGGCTAAAAGTTCCTCCGCCGTAAGTTGCCGCATCAAAGATTTTAATTTCGTAGGCGGACTGAGGGCTACCGTCTGAAAATGTTGGAGTCCATGTAACTGAAGGGAATGATGTATCTGTGACAGTTCCAGAAGGTGCTGTAACGCTTACGGTAGGGCGTGGAGCAGTCTCTACATCAATGTAAAGCGCGTAAAGAGTTGTTCGGTTGGTTGGGTCTGGTGGCAGAACTGCTGAGCCTGTAGCGCCATCTGTGAATTTAACTACGAGATTATCAAGAAGTGTTTGTGTCCATGAAGCACCGTTTGGAGCGCTTGTTAATTTGATACCTAGGTCAAAAGTTGTTGCTGTCACAACTCCTTGTTTTGTAACTGGGATGCCATAAGTAACTGTGCGACCATTGCGGTCTGTAATAACACCGATGCTGAACTGAGCAAGAGAATCAGCCGCTAATGAACGAATTCGAGCGCGGAGATTTACAGAAGTTATAGTCTCATCAGCCGAAAGCGTTGTCGTTCCAAACTCAGTCTCATAAGAAGCGGGAACTGTAGTGCTATCTCTAAGCAAAAATGTAGTATCCGTATCATCTGCTAAAACTGCAAAATCAGAGCCACCTGTGCCAGTAAATAGTGTGTCGCCATTCCAGTTAGCATTAGGGCGAAGTGTGTATGAAGCCATTATTTAGCCGCCAATTCCTTAGCCAAGATTGCAAATGTTTGTTCAATCTTATCGGTAATCATCTTGATTTCTTCTTCAGTATTTGCCGCACCTGAAGTATTGACGACAACTTGGAAAGCGCCTTGCTGAATGAACTGATTGTTACCTGATGTGCGTGTAGCAAGTTCAGCCTCGGTTAGACGATTGAGTTGAGCCTGAGCATTACCAATCAAGCCACCGAACGCCGCATCTGCACCGTACTGACCAATCGCCGCACCTGAGAACGAGATAGCCTTTTGTAGAGAGTTAATCTGAGCGATAGCCTCTGCACCGCCACCGAGAATTGATGCCGCAAGTTGAGCGCCCTTGACTGGTCCAGATTCAATAATGTCTTTGAGAGCGCCTGAATCCAAGCCCATTGCCTGAAGTGTGGCAATCTGTTGAGCGAACTGATTACTCTTATCAAGGCGTTGGCGCATATTCTCAATAAGAGATTTAGCCTTTGGAATAAATCCATCTGGCAACTCAATGCTCTTGAGACCAGCAAAACCTAGGATTGTATCTTTGAGGGAATCAGCGAACTCACCTGATGCTTTACGAAGGTCATCAAGAACGCCCTTGATTGAGTCAATACCCGCTTGCATTGCCTCGCGGATAGCCTTCATACGGTCAGCCGCTTTTAGAGCATCTTCCGCCGCTTTAGTTCCATCATCTACTTTAGAGGCTTCGTTGTATTTCTTTTCTTCCTCTTTAAGAATGTCACCAAAGCCAAGACCTTCTTTAAGGCTGTCTTTAATCTTATTGATGAAGTCGCCAATTCCATCACCAACCGCTGAAGCAAAATCTGTTTTGTCTGCGAACTCCATCATGGAGGCTGAAAGACCAATGAGGAACTCACCTGCCTTATCAGCCTTATCAGCAATTCCATCAATAAATTTTCCAACTGTTCTTGCAAAGTCAAAGTCTTTTACATCTTGAATAACATCAATCATTTTTCCAAGTGCGCCCGATGCCATTTTTGCACCCGCTACAAGGACATCAATAATCTTTGCACCGTTATCTTTATCACCAAATTCTTGAACTTTTACAGCAAATTTTCCTAACATAAATTCTGTTTTTCTCAGACCAGTCTCAACAGCCTGTCCAATGCCACCAATAGAATTTACTGTTTTTTCAACTCCAGATATAACTCCAGTAAATAACGCTTTACCTAAACCAACTGAAACTGAGGCGAATTGGGTAACAACATTTCTTGTAGCATCTAAACCGCCGTTGATTGCATCGGCAACCATTTCTCCAATTTTAGGAACTTTGCTAAACAAAGCCGCAATTCCTCTAATCCACCCAGTCATTTTGTCAAAAGCCCAACCAAGGAACTTTCCGATACCAGCCGCAATGTTCTCAAGAACTCCAAAAATGCCCTCTCCAACATTTCCGATAACATTTAGTATTGATAAAAATACTTTTTTAACTCCACCAAACAAGTCATTAAAGGCTCCCACTAAATCAGCAATAACACCAATTACAAAAGCAAGAACTCGAATAATTCCTTGAACCACCAAAGATATTACCTTGATGATTCCGTTAAATATAGCCTTGACCACATCAAAAAGAACTCCATGGCTTTCCATTAATTTAATAAAGGCATCAACAATATATTTAATTACTTTAAGTTGGAATTGATAATATGTTAAAACAATATCAATAATGAACTCAAATACCTTGGCTATTACCTCAGCAACAAAACCAAGAACTCTAATCCACATAGCAAAAGCCTTTAACATATAACCAATAGCCTTCACAATATAAGCCAAAACATAAATAACAGTTTTAATAATAAAGTTAAATACAATTCCAACTACCTTGGCTACATCCTTATTAGTCTTAATCAAATATCCAAAAGCAACCATAAGAGCGACAATTGCTCCAATAACTAACGGGATTGGATTCAGAGCCATTGTTGCATTGAGCATGGCGACTGCCACACGAAGCGTATTTACTACAAAAGCAATTGCCGTAACTGCCGCTCCATAAAGCCAAGTAGCGGCGGTAGTTAATAAGATTACAGTTCTATAAGTAGCGTAAGCAATTGCTAGGGTGGCAATAATTCCCGCAAGAACCTTAAATACAACAATATTATTTTGAACGAAAGAAATAACTCCTCGAACTGCTCCAGCGACAAGATTGATTCCTTTTGCTAAGAGAGCGACTGCGACTACGGAAACCGCTCCCATAATCTTTCCAAGTTGAACAAATATAGGAAGTATCGGCTTGAGCGCGTTAATAAGATTTAAGAAGGCATTTCTAACCTGTGTTGATGTAAGCGCTAAAACAACAAGAGCAACTGGCAAAGGAGACAACTTAGCCAATATCTGACCGAAAATTGGTACAGCGCTAAACAATTGTTTTCCAGCCATTACAGCAAATGCTGAGCCAACTGATGCAAGAACTGGAAGTAGCATTTCAAATTTCTCAGCCATAGAAGTTATGGTTGCTTGAGAACTTTTTAATGCTCCATCTAATTGTTCAACTGGTGGCTTAGCCTCGGTGAACTTCTTTATCATGTCGCCAATTTTGGTCAAGAAGGCTGTGATGGGAGCGGTAAGTTTTATGATTACCATTCCCAATGCAGACATTACATTTTTGAAAGTTTCACTATTGGTGAGCGCTTTAGATATATTTTTGTAGACATCATAAAAAGCCTTAATCATTGGACCTAAGCCCTTAAGAAGAACTCCACCAATTGCTACTTGAATTTCATTAGTTATACGCTTGAAAGAACGAAGAACTTTTCCTGGGCTATCCATAGCCGCTTCGTAAACTCCAGCAACCTTAGCCGCTTCTTTGAGCGCACCTGTGGCAACTGCTGTCTGTTTTTCTTGATATGTTAAAGCGTTTGCTGATTTTCCAATACTTCTAGCAAATGTTTCGTACATCTGACCAGCAGATTTTTGGATACCAACTGATTTTAGAACTTCACTTCGCCCTGTAATAACGGCGTGTGTGAGCATATTAAATGTTTCGGTTGAGTTCTTACCAGATACAACCGCGAGGTCTTGAGCCGCTCTAGCCAACTCAGAGGCATAAGATAATTTAAGATTGTTTTGGGCGAACTTAATGGCTGATTGCTGAGCAATCTCCATTTCGATACCCATGTCTTTTGTGGCTATCGCCGCATCTCTAATTGCTTGATAGCCAAGACCCGTTGCTTTTCCAACGGCGTTCATAGATACATCTAACTCGTCTACGCGAGCCGCCGCCATAAATGCCTGAGTGCCAAACGCAATCATCGTTGCAGTTGCAGTTCCCGCCGCAATTCCGATACCTAAAACTGCACCGCGAAGGCGTGAACTGCCTTCTGAAAAAGAATTCATGGACTGGGTAGCCTGTTGCATACCCTTTGTGAACTGTGCTGTTTCAGCGGTTAGCCGAGCGCGAACTTCCATGGTTGGAGTTTCTGCCATTATCGCCTCGCTTTCGCTCTACGCTCTGCCTTCTCTTGCTCTTTTGCCTTGAGAGTCCAAAGCGCAGTCCACTCAGTTAATTCCATACTTGTAAGTGGGCGGTGTGCTGGACTCCCGTAAAGAAGTTCAGCCACCGACCTACCCAACTTTTCTGCTAATTCGAAAAGAAATCTACGCTCAGGATTCTTTAGGAAATCGTGCCTGTGCTTCGTCTACCGCCTCTGCTGTAAGACCAGATGAGCCAAGTGCCTTTGTAGCAAGGCGCTCAACTACTGCGCCATTCTTAGAAAGGATGGACTCTTTATCTTGGTCTGTAAAGACAGGTAGACCTGTTGCTGGGTCATAAACAGTTGCGATAACTGTCATGGCATACATAAGACCGACATCTGTTTTGTCGCCCTTAGATGCGCCTTCACCCAACTTGGCGCGTTCCGCCGCTGTCATGGAGCGAACCTCTACGGTTACTCCCCACTCTGGAACTTCTACAAGTTCTTTCGTGATGTCATCGGCACTAAAGATTGTTTCTTTGAGACTCATTTATTTCTCCTTGGACACTAGGTTGGTCACGACTTATTAAGTTGTACTGCTATTTAATTATGCGTATGTACCGCGTGTTACGGCACCTGTTACTTGGAACTCTGCTGAGTATGTCACGACATCGCCAACAGCGCCAGACTTCTCGTAAGAAGTCATAATGCACTCACCTGTGTACTTAACATTTCCAGCAGTTGAACCTTCTGGACCGTACTCAAATGAAACTGTTGCCGCTTGTCCTAGAATTCCCGCTAGGTGAGCATCAACTGTTGCATCGAAGTTACCTGATGCTGACACGGTTGAGTCTGACAAGCCGACAATGTAGGTCTTTGCAGAACTTCCGAAACTTGTAGTTTCGGCTGTCTCAATTGTCTGAGGGAATGAAACATCTGTGAGTGTGTTTGAAATATCGGTAAGTGTGCCACCTGAGTTGTCTACCTTGAATACGGTGGACTTACCATGACGAAATGTAGGCATTTATTATCTCCTTGAAAAAGCCACGATTGGGGTGGCGCTACCTGTGGAACCTGCAACCGTGTAGTTCACGCGCAGGTATCTTGCTACTGATGTTCCAGCCGCAACTTCAACTCGGTAAGAAATCTTTTGAGTTGATGTAACTGCGGTGAAGGTCACCAAGTCTGTAAAGGTTGAGTTGTCCGCTGACTGCTGAACCTTGACAGTAATATTTCCGTTTCGAGTATTTGTCGGAACGGATAGAAACGCAACTCCACCATTGGCTGATGAAGCGCCATTGTCCACGCCTGTTCCGTTTCCAGTCGCAGAAACGGCTGAGCCAGAGGACAAAATAACCCCGTGGTCTACGCCATTATTTGACTGGAACTCAGCACTTGCCTGAACAACATCTGCGATTGCTCCTGATACCTCGTATGAAGTGGCATCGGACTCAAGCATCACGGCGCGAGCGCCGTTAGCGTGACCTTCGGTTGCAACAATAACTTTTTCTTTTGTTGTGCCGCCGAGAACTGTTGCGAAATAAGCATCGGTACCAACACTTGCTGTTGCCTCAAACATACCTGAAAGCGATACGGTTCCATCTTTTAGACCTGAGATGTACTCCTTGGCGCTTGAGCCAAAGGTACTTGTCTCGGCTGTCTCAACTGTTGTTGATGCGCTTACATCATTAAAATAAGATGAGAAATCAAACTCATCTACGAAAACTTGTACATTTTTACCGTGACGAAATGTAGGCATTATTTCTCCTCAACTGGGCGCTGGTGAATTGTTCCATCTTGAAGAAAACCATCGCCATCGCCATCTGTGGCATCTGGGTCAAATCCATCTTCTTCTTTGACAGCCTCAACTGGAGCCTCGATTACTGGCTCAACAATTGGTTCAGTCTTTTTTTCTTCAACTTTAGTTGCTGGCTTAGAGGAATCCTCAATAGCGCCAGACTCAAGTAGCCACTTGATTGATGTGGCTGGCAAATCTTCTACGACATCGCCAATTTCGGCGCGTTTGTTTGGTGGGTAATCAATACCCTGAAGTACGCGGTACTTAGCCATTTATTCCTCCTTGACGGCGCATGGGTAGCCCAAGTACACCGTCTAAGGTCACATGGACACGGAGGTAAGACGACTAACTGGGGCGACTAGCGCACATTAAGGAAAGTGTACCGTATGGGTTTTTAGATGAACTTGCAACGAGTAAGAACTGTTGAGTAAACATCCTTGTACTCATCTGAACCCTTGACTGTTCCCTTGATTTTGACCTTATCGCCAATTTCAACATTGCCACCGCTGGATGAGAACCACTTGAACTGGTAGCCACCCTCGTTTACAAAAGTGAACAATGTTGTCCAGCCATATTGTGTTTCGAAAGTATTGGAGCCAGCCACGGTAACTTCGACCTCAATCTTGGAGCCTGTCTCAGCAAACTGCTCCTTCTTGAATTCGACCTTTTCCACGACTGCCTTCTCACGCTGATTTGATTCAGCCTTGACGATGCTAACCGCAATACCGACTGTTGAATCCTTTTGGAACTCTAACTGGCAGACGGAGCGAACATTCTGGGCGTATGAACTGTCACCCTCAAAGTTCTTGCCCCACTCGATAAGTTGGCGAGCCTTCTCGTACTCAGCCTCTCCAGCCTCACCGATTTCGTACTTCGCCCAGATTTCGTTGTATTGGTTAATGTTCTTAAGAACGCCCCACACTAAATCTTTTGTGGAGACTCCCTCAGAGGACTTTACATAACCAACCTTGCTGACCGCCTTGATAGCGTGAGCGATAACTCCGACTGTGTTGATTGCGGAGATTCCGCCACCTGACCAGCCATCAAACTCCTCTGCAAAATCTTCTTCTGTAACTAAAGCGCTCGCATAGAAAGTCCAGCCGATGAAGTCCTTAACGCAACTTGAGCCGACCTGACTCAACTTTCCTTCTTCGTTCTTGACGAAGATGACTTTGCCGCGGTTACGAACCTTCTGGCAATGGTCGCAATATCCCTTTTTGACATCAGATACCTGAATTGGGTTTGCATCTGAGAAGCCGTGAAGAATGATTTGCTCCTCAACGAACTCAGCAACGCCAATAAATTCCCAGCCCTGATACTTAAGTGGTTCGCCTTCAATCACTAAGACTTGATACTGGCACTCAACGCCCTTGATTTCTTCCACGCGTTCTTGGATGCTGACTTTGAAACCGCCAGATAATCCTTGCTTTTGACCGCGCTGAGCAATCTTCTGCGCTCTGGCAAGAGTCTTATCAACATTGACTTCAGAGATTCTGAACTCTCTCATGTTGCCCCCTTTCGACAACATAAGTATAACAAACTGGGGTTAAATAATCAAGCCTCTCTACGGGCGCGTTCTTCCCGAATCATCGCCAAAGTTAGAAAATAGCCGATGCCATCTACGACTGTATCGGGCTTAGTTATGTGGGCTTCTCGGGCAATCTTGACTCCCACCATACATAGGCTCACCTGCTCCGCTGTAACCTCTATGCCGAGGATAGCGCTCCAGATTTGAGCCGCCCTAGTGAAGTTATCCAAAGGATGCCCATAAGCCTCCTGACGGTCTCCAGAGACGAGTTCCGCCGCATACATGGCTATGTCTCTAGGGTCATTCATTGAAGTAGTTGGAGGTCTGTTATCCCCCGCTCCGACACAACAAAGGTCAGAACTCCCACATCCGCAGTTTCTCCCGTTGATTGACTCCACCATACGCTTCCTCCATCCAACGCGGGGGCTTGGAGCCACTTGACTCCGCCCCAATCTGCCATCTTGAGTGAATGATAATGACCAGTCACTAAAATATCGCAATCTCCAATTTTGTTACGCCCGAGTGTCTGGTCAGCAATCCATCTACGAAGTTTTGCTTCAACTCCAGCCCCAGCGCGAGCCAGATGCCCGTGAGTAATTCCGATAATTTTTGTTCCTACTTCAACTGTTAGCGATAGAGAATCTGTTGGAATAGCAAACTTGATATGACCGTATGCCTCTGGGTTGGCTTGGAAGATTTCAGCCACGGACTCAACTAGGGCTACATCGTCATTATCGTTAAGAGTGGTAAAGGCTTTTCCGTTCTTGCGGTTCTCGCCATGGTTTCCGCCAATCGCCGCGACTGTGATTTCAGGAGCGAACTTAGACCAGCGGATTAGGGCATCTCGAAGTAGACGGCGAGCAATCTTTACTTGGTCTCGTCTATCAACTTCCACGGTAAAAGTTTGGATGTCATAATGTCCGTCACAACCTTCAACTAAATCACCGAGACAAAGGACAGTTATGGATTCGATAGGTCTGCCCATCTTTTTCAATTCTTTGTATCGCGCTTCAACATCGTCAATGGCTTGGAGCCAGCGACCAACTAAACCTTTAAGTCCGTCTCCATCTTTCTTTCCGACCTGCCAATCTGCGGCAACTACAACTAAACTAGCGCTACCTTCAATGAGTGGCTTTCTTTCTCTGGGCTTATGCTTTCGTATCTCCTGAATCAAATGGTCTATATCGGCGCGTTCTTTAGCCCCTTTACGAACGACTCTGCCTTTCCATTGGCGGTTGAGCGCACCTTCGGCGTTCCCCCACACATTAAACAAAACAGGCTCGACAACAGCGAAGTTCTCGGGGTCGAGACCCCAGATACGAAGAACTCCTGACCAATCTGGGTGAGTATCGCCCACCAGTGGTTCTGTAGTTACTACGCCTTCATTGCCATCCCACGAAACTCCAGGAGTCCATTCAGCGCTTCTTTTGCGCGACTCCATAGGTTGAGTCGTATTGTTTTCTGTTGTTTTTAATAAATTCTCAAGAGCATCATCTAGGTTCATTTTTCACACTTGCATCCGTCTAAGCCTTGCAACCTACGGCGGTGACGGCGAACTACATTCGAACTCATCTCGAACCCAAAGTCAGCAAGAACCTTTGTTATTGCGGTTCCTTCAATTGATGGATTCTTAAGAGTTTCCATTAGTTTTAATGAGAAAGATTCAGGCAACTCCCTCATCAATTTACCCATCGCGCACTCATGCCCAGGCAAGGTCTTTTTTCCATTGAGTGAGTCTAACTTAGAGGTGAAATCATCCAGACTTATTTTTTGACTTACACCTTGGACATCGGATAGACCATGGGCGCGTTGCCGACTCAAAGAGGAGTCTGTCGCATTTCCAGCACCTTTGGAACTCGTCTGTCGTTGCGTTTCTGCCATACGGGTCTACCACTCTCTCTTGGGGAGCCGTTGGCTCCTGTGCTATTTCCTCACTAGACATCGAAAATTCGCCGATAATAGTGGTCTTTGCTTTGGGTCTATACCCAATGGATTAACACTACCCATTGGCTCTATACGCAAAACATGGACACCCGAAATTGTGACACCAGTTATCGAAGCAAGCAAGTTTCGAATATCTTCAATTTTGTCTCTGGCTGTTGGATAATCTTCTTTCCCTGCGCGAGAAATAATCTGGAGCATCGGGTAATCAATAACGATGCCTCCGCTTCCCATGGTAAAGGCTGGTGGGGTTCCAGAGTTTTCGTAGATGGCTGTGCATACATCAGGAGACTCAGGAAGGGTTGCTAAAAATAGGTTAGTTCCAAGGGTGCCTTGAGAAGCGTGTGCGCCAAAAGCGCTTGCTGTGTTCTGCAAGTAATCGCCTATGGACTCAAGAATCGTTGCCATTACACCGCTCCATTCTTTCTCATTAAGTCAATGATACGCCTAGCCATATTTTGCTGAATTTCTGGCAATCTTTCCATGAAAGGTTGCTCCAGATATTTAGCCTGAGTTGGCGGGTTGTGGTAATTGCCTAGAATCTCATGGACATACATGGCGTATGGTGCGGCTGGTCCACCAAAGAAAATATCAACTCCGATGCCTTGAGGAGTGTTCATCGGAGCCGAGACTCCGCCTGAGCCACGCAAAGCGCCTGTATCAATAGGGGTCAAAATCATCGCTCTGGCAAAAATCATATTGGCTTCTTCGAGGATTACTTGACCAACAATCTTGCCAGCATCCTTGCCAGATAACTCAAGCATATTGCGTAACTCTTGAGCGCCCTCTAGTTCAAATGTGAAAGTTTGAGCCATGGTTATCTACCAAAGCGTATGACGGTGTGATGCGCTCCGTTTTCGTCTGCGATGTTATCAACTGCATTGATAGTAAATGTGTCGTTTCCGACTACCATTCTATGAGAAACGGTGATTGAAGTCTGTGGACCCTTGGTTATGAAGCGACCAATATCGGTAACTTCAACTCCTTGAACATCACGGCTTCGAACTGTGTCATAGATAAGGCGACCAGTAGCCGAGATATTTGTTTGGGCATTGCCAAAAGTGGTTTTATTGTATTTATCAACTGATGCCTTCGGGGTAAAGACCACGGTATCGCTCATAAACTCAGCGACTTTGTTGTAGATAGCATCTGCCATGGCTACACCCCTACTCTACGATGCGTGTTTCGTAGAAAGAGTTTGGGTTATCCATCTGACCAACTACAAAGTCTGTATTGTAATCGGTAGTTGTCTTGTCATCTGTGGACTTCAAAGCATCTGCCTTAGCCCATGGGCGAGGAGGCGACTTACGCATCTTGCGTTGGAATAGGCTATGAGCCAACTCTTTGTAGTGCGTTACCTTTGAACTGTAAGACTCTGAAACTGAAATGTCGCCAACGCTTTTTGAAGTGCTATCGGCTAGACGGGCAAAGCGAGCGATAAGGATTTCAGCCAACTCACGCGCCGCTTCATAGGAATCGTTTGACCATTCGGTAAGGACATAGGAAATTTCTTCGTCTGAGAAAAGTGCATCAGTAGAATCTGTATCGTTTAGAAGAAAACGAACATAGTTTCTAGCAGATGTACTCGGGTCTCCTGAATAGGTAAATGTCATTACATACCGCCGAGAAATAACATTGATGTACGAACAAAGTTTTGGGTTGCAAGAATGTCAGTTTCGTTAGGCAGGGTAACTGTTACATCCTCTGTTGGCTCACCCGCTGAAAGGGTAAGTTCAAAGGCATTGGCTGTAGTTCCCTCAAAAACGATGTTCTGAGAAAAAGCCAACTCAAGTCCTGTTTGCTGACCTGTAAAAGTTGCATTGCTGATAGTTGGTGAAGTTAGAGCCGTGATGTCTGTGAGGTTTCCAGTCGTAATGACTGTTCCGCTGACATCTGCAAAAGTAATTACGCGGTCTGCTGTTGGGTCTACAACCGTAAGAGTTGTTTCAAATCCGTTGGCTGTTGCACCTTCAAAGACCAACTCAGTTGGAATCTGGATATTGCCAGTAAAAGTTGCTCCAGCAAGAAGGGCGTAATCGCTTAATTCTGTATCTACATCTGTAGCAAGGTTTTGAATATCGGTATGAATGGCAGGGTTATCTCCCGCTGTTGGGTAGCGTAAACCTTTTGTTGTTGTACCTGCCATTTTATACTCCTATTGGATAATAATTAGATTACGAGAACTGCGGCTTCTTCTGCCGTAAGGGGTTCACCAGCAACTAATTTTGCTTTAGCGGAAACTTTTAGAGCCTCTTTTGCTTCAGCCTCGGCTTCACGGATTGCCTGTGCTTCAGCCGCCGCCGCCGCATCTTGGTCGCGCTGAGCAATCTCAGCAGGTGTTAAATCAATGTATTGAGATGTGCCATCGGCTACATTCACAACAAGTTTCTTAGGTACATCACTCATTTACAATCGCCTTCCAGTTAGTAGTTTCTTCATCCCACTCGTACATGATACCGTCAGTTGGATAAGCAACTGGGGCTTCCCATCGGCAAGTTTCTTCATCAAGAATCCAAGAATCGTATGGCTTAGGTGCAATGAACGCATCGCGCTCTGCATCATAGGACATTCCAATTCCCGCATAATTCTTGCGGATATTGCCGTTATATGAGGTCTTGACCCAAGTGCCACCAAGACTATTCATAAAGGCTTCACCTTCATCTGGCTCGCTGTTATTCCCAACCAGTACACGGAGAACAATATTGTTTTCATCTATTTCTGCCCAATGTGACATATTTTTTCTCCTTTACACCATTGTGTATCTAATGATTACTATTCCTGAACCGCCGTTGCCACCAGTATTTCCACCGCCACCGCCGCCACCGCCAGTATTTGTTGTACCCGCGACACCATTACCACCCCAAGTACCTGAACCACCACCGCCAGTACCACCAGCGTTTGCAGTAGCATTTCCATTTATTGAACCGCCACCGCCAGCATAATAACCGCTAACCCCTGTTGATGTTGCAGTTGTAGTACCAGAAAAAGAACCATAACCAGAGATGCTATTTAGCCCAATTCCACCTGCGGTACCAACTGCGGAAGTGCTAGAAGAAGCGGCTGCCGCACCAGCGCCACCACCACCTGCTGATGCTCTGTTTGAGCCTTGTCCAGTCATAGTGCCTCCAGCATTACCTTGACCTGATGTTGGCGACCCACCAGCACCAGTAGCACCACTATTCCAAGCAGAACCACCACCACCAGAACCGCCGTTTGAACCCGAATATCCGCCAACACCAGTTCCTTGATTTCCACCGCCACCACCGCCACCAACAGATGCCGTAAGTGCGCCAAATTGTGAACTTGCTCCATTAACTCCATTAGTAGTTGCTCGACCAGCACCGCCCGCGCCAATGGTTACTGTGTATCCAGTTGCAGTTAATGATTGCGATGTGTAAGCAAGAAGTCCACCTGCTCCACCACCAGCACCAAGAGGACCAACATCGTTTCCGCCACCGCCTCCACCTCCACCAGCGATTTGTAGAATGTCACAACTTAAAGTCTTTAGTGGAGTAAATGTTCCTGAACTTAAAAACGCGTGATACCAGTAAGTACCATCATTAGCAACGATGTTTCCACCTGTTGCAAAGGGGGCAGTAATTGGTGTTGTGCCTGTTGAGGCTACACCATAGAGTGAAAAGGTTGAGTTTGGAGAAAATGACCCTGTGCCAAGCGATAAACTTATGGAAGTTATTGCAGAATTATTAGCCCAAATACCTGCAATCATTTGAGTAAAGGCTTGTCCAGCAGTTGCAGTAAAGTTTTCTTGGACTGTATCTACGGTAAAAGATTTACTTGTCGAAGAAGTATAATTTGAAATATAAATTTCGCAACTTCCAAATGTATTTGCAGTAGCCGTTGTATCTGGAAATTGCCCTATGTACCTAGCCAATGTAAATGCACCCGCCGTAGACCCATTTCCTTGTAAGTATATGTTTGTAAAATTTGTTGTTAAGCCATTGAAACTGATAGAACCAAGCACATTTATTGCGTTTCCAGTTCCCTGACCGCTTACCTTTAGAACTAAATCGGTATAACCAGATGAAGGTAAATTATCAAAAGTTATAGTAGCCGCGCTTTGACTAAGATGAATAGCCTCTAAGAGAACATAATTTTCTGCCATTTTTTTATCCCCTTACTTCGCGTATCTAACAACTACGATACCTGAGCCGCCGTTACTGCCTTGATTTAATCCTCCGTTGTAGCCACCGCCACCGCCACCTGTATTTGGCAAAGCATTAGCCACGGGAACATTACTAGCGTTAGCGCCACCGCCAAATCCGCCTTGACCAAAATTAGTAACTCCGTTACCGCCACCGCCACCGCCACCTGCAAAATAATAATTACCATTAGAAGGATTTTTCTGACCTGTGTTAGTAGCGATAGCGACAGCGTTAATTAAACTGGAAGTGCCACCAATACCGCCATTACCGCCAGTATTCGCGCTTCCATTTCCGCCTCCAGCGCCTTTACCACCGCCACCGCCAGCAGGAGTACCCGAAAGACCGCTTCCTCCGTTACCGCCACCAGCATTTCCCTGTCCTGAAGTTCCAGCACCGCCAGTTGTAGTTGAGGCTGAAGAACCACCACCACCACCGCCAGAACCACCGCCTGATAGGTCTGCGCCAGCGCCATCGTTGATTTGACCAGTACCTCCGCCAACAGAAGCAGTCAGCGCCGCAAATTGAGAAGCAGTTCCTTTAGAACCAGAAGTAACATTATTTACTAACGCTTTTCCTCCAGCGCCGACTGTAACAGAGTAGTTAGTCGCAGTTAAAGACTGAGAAGAATATTCTAGTAATCCCCCAGCGCCACCGCCACCAATGCTTCCGCCACCGCCACCTGCAACTTGAAGAATGTCGCAAGTCAAAGATTGGTTAGGGGTAAATGTTCCCGAACTTAAAAACGCATGATACCAATATGTTGCATCTGAATAAACATAACCACCTGTTGCTTTAGAGGTTGATTCTGGAATCCAAGCCTTAATTCCATACAAAGAAAATGTTGAACCTACATCAAAAAGAGTAGCGGTATTTAATCCCACAACTATAGATGTTATTGCTTCAGGAGATTTGCGCCAAAGACTAGTTGTTGCTCTAACGGTACTGCTACCGCTACCGCTCCGAGCAATAACCGCCTTGGTAGTTGTTGCGTTTGAATAATTCATTATATGAATTATATTGTTATTTATGGTTTGATTTGCATAACCAACAATCATTAAGGTTTGATTTATTTCGACACCACCACTTGCAGTTGTGCCATTACCATCAACATAAGTTGTTGCGTAATTTGAGGTAGTATCTCCGTTAAAACGCAAAGTTACAGAAGCATCAGCAGTTGTGCTTAATTTTTCATTTGCAATAATGATTAAATCTGTATAACTTTGACTGATGCCAGTAAATTCTACGCTTGCAACAGCACTTCCTGTAACTGTTTTTTTATCTAGTGCAACATAAGTATTAGTAGCCATTATTTAACTCCGTAAAGCGCAAAAGAAGAATATTGTTTGAAACTTCCACTCTCAGGAACTATTTGAATAGAACTTATTGGAGAAATATTGTTCCAAAGTCCTGAGACAATCCTAAAACTTTGATTACTGCTACTGGTATCGTTATGGTGATAGCCAGTTAGAGTACGAACAGTTTTTGTTTTGTTTGTAGAATTGTAATCAAGTATATCTACAATGTTCACTCCTGGACCAAGATGCGAGTTTCTAGTTGCATTGCCAGCAAACTTCGCACTATTTTCATTACCGCTTGTTGGAGTTCCTCCTGGTCCTATAAAAAAGTGGTTGTAATAATTGGTTGCCGTGTCATCTCCGTTAAAATATAAACTGCAACGGACATTTCCTACACCAGTAGAGGCTGTATCGTTATTTAAGCCCATCCACCTAATTTGCAGATGCTCGTAGCCCGTAGGAATCCCTGAAAAACTAACACTTGCAACAGGTGAGGCACCAACGGTTACAGTACCTAGACCATCATAAGCACCAAATGGACCAGCGTAAGGAACTGTTGTTACAGCACCAAATCCAGAACCATAAGCCGCAGAAGCGCGACCAGCAATAATTGGCATGAGCCGTCTCCCTTATGCAAACTTAGTTTGTGAGGCTAGTACCGTAAAGGTAGCGCTTCCTGTCTTGATAATAGTGTATACATAAGAATCAATCGAAGATGCGTTTCCAGCGCTAAACGCTGTTCCCGTTATGTACTTAGGGGTAACTGAAGTACCGTCAATCGTAAAAGCGTTTGAGTAGTAAGCAGTCGAACCTTGAGTAGCCAAGAAAACGATAGTAATTGAATCGTTTGTGGTTAGTACAGAGTTAAGGGTGTTTGACCCATCTCCGCGCACATTAAGAGTCCAATTACCTGAAGCGTTTGTTGTGTAATAAAGAACGCCTTGGGTGAGTGCATCAAAGTTTACTGTTCCAGTAGCCGCTGTAGCAGATACGGTTAGTCGCTCCTCTGGAGACTTCAAGATTGGATTCGTAAGAACTGGGCTTGTTCCAAATACTAGAGCGCCTGAGCCTGTCTCATCAGAGATGACTCCAGCAAGTTCAGCGGATGTTGTAGCCGCAAAAGCATCCAATTTAGATGAGCCTGTGATTGTAATGTCAGATGTAAAAGCAACTGTTCCGCTTGCATCTTTGAATGTTATGGTGCGGTCAGCGGTTGGGTCTGTAATCGCTAATGTTGTTTCGAAGGCATCTGCTGTAGCACCTTCAAAAAGGATTGAGCCATCATTGAATACAGCGCCAGTAATTGTTGGGCTTGTAAGAGTTGTAATTGCTGAAAGATTGCCTGTGGTAACTACTGTTCCAGTTACATCTGGAAGGGTAACTGTGCGGTCAGCGGTTGGGTCTCCACCTGAGAGAGTCATCTCAAAAGCGTTATCAGTTGTTCCCTCAAGAACAATGTTGTTACCGAACTTAATCTCAAGACCAGCCTGAGCGCCTGTAAAAGTTGCATCGCTAATGACTGGAGCAGTTAAAGTTTTATTTGTTAATGTGGCTACTGCATCTGCTGTGATACCAGCGCCACCATTGGTGGTAATTGCCATATTATGAACCTATCTCGCTTCCGAACGCGCTGAATGAGAAACTTGTAGATGATGCGTAGACTGTGACTACATCTGAAGCATCTATTGTAAGCCCTAGGGTATAAGCCGTGGTTGTATTTGCTTGGATTGTTGCATCGTAAACAACATAGTGTTCAGTTGCTAAGGTCGCTCCATTTGGGCGTACTGCGATTCGATATGTGCCACTTGTGCCAGCCTGATTACAGATGGTGATGGTTGAGATAACCGTCTGAGTAGAAGCAGGGCAGGTGTAAAGAGTCGTGGCGGTAGTGGCTGATGGGTTTGATTGCCCAAGAACCTTGTAAGTAGTTGCCATGCGGTTATCCTCCGATGAGTAATAATGGACTAATGGTACCAGCCGAATTATTTTGGGCTGTTGTAGCGCTTGCTGATGCTGAAGAAGCGTAACCCTGCGCCGAGGTTACGAATGATGTGATGTCCTCACCTGAGATGTTATATGTCGCCGCGGTGAGAGCGGAGTATGTAGCAAAGGCTGTATCTAGTGCTGTGTATGTTGAATAGGCAGAATCAATGTACCAATACTGACCAGAGGCAGGGAACTTATCTACCGATTGGTCAATCAAAGCATCTAAAGCAGTAATGTTGGACTCAAGGGTATTCCAAGAAGTAAGGTCTACAGCCGCAACATAACTTTCAGACAAGGCTGGGTCTGGGCTAATATCTGCTAAATCTAGTGACCCTGAAGTGGTGTAAGGGATGCTGATTGTGTAGGTGCGACCATTAGGAAAAGACTCCTCAACGGTATAAAGAAAAGGATTCGGAACTACATCTGGGTCATTGGTTGCAGGGATAGCAACCGAGAAAGAACCTGAACTCAAAGGCACCACAACGCTAGATGGCGCAACCATCTGGTCATCTGTACCGTTACGCAAGACCTCAGAAATGCTAAATCGAATCTGACCCTCAATTGGGTTGCCTTCAAAATCTACATAACTACCTGTAATTGTAACCGTGGTTAAATTTGGACCAAGAGCCATTAGGCACCCACCAAAAAGAACAAATCAAATTTTTCAGCCACATAGGAATTTGCTGTATTCCTTGAAGTGAGAGCGCTTGCAGTAGCCGTTGAAAGTGCGGTTGCATTAGTCGCGGCGGCATCTGTAGCCACTTCCAACTCAACCAAAAGAGCGTTTGAAGCGGTGTATTCGGCTATGGGTACATACGGTTCAGCCATCTTAGACTCCCATCATCATCAACTGATTAGTGGTGAAATTGGCGACTGCGCTTGCTGAGTTTGAAGCCTCTGTTGCGTAGGCAAGAGCATTGCCTTCGTATGTAGAGGCATTGACCACAATCTCTCTCCTACCGCTTGCATTGTTGTAGCGGGTCAATAGACCTTGGTAAGCATCCACAGATACATAAGCGGTGGCATCTGCTTCAGAAAGGGCTGTAAGCAGGTCTGCAAGGTTCTGAGTGGTACCTGCAACTGAAAGAGGTAAGGCAATCTGAAATGTACGACCAGAGGTAAAGTTCTCAACTATTGTGTAAATGAATGGTTGAGGCATCACATCTGTATCGCTAGTAACTGGCAAAGTGGTTGTAAAAGAGCCAGTCGCATCTAAAGTCTTAACGATGTGAACTGGCATGATGTGGACATTCAAGGTCTTTTCTTTCAAAATAGTCTGAGGTTCAATAGTGATTGAGCCTCGAACTGGGTTGCCTAGTAAATCCACATAGGTACCAGCAACCGTTACGGTTGAAAGAGATGCTGGTAATGCCATGATTTAAGCGCCTTGACGAAGTACATTTACGGTCTGTGTGCTTGAAGCAACCACGCCGTAAAGTTTTTCACCATCTTGCATTTCAACTGAAAAAGAGATTCCAGCCCCTAGAAGGAATCCGTAACTTGTAGTAGTTACGCCTTCTCCACCGAGGTAGACAGTTGCTCCTCCGCTTGGATTCTGAACATTGACTGTCTGCCCATCTTTACCAGCATAGTTAGACGAAATTTGTGTGGCTGTTGTGCCTACTGATACGCGTTCGTGTGTAATTGCCATGATGCTCCCTTAGAAAAAAAGAGGGTGACTCATTTTACTGAATCACCCCCTTTCGGATTACTTGGAGGCGACTGTTTTCTTCGCCGTTGGTTTTTCAACTGCTTCAACCTCTGGCTCGGCTTTTGCCTCTACCTTTG